GCCGGGGTGGAGCCTCCATGGGCAAAGAATCTAACAGAGCCGTCATCTGAATCGCCTTCACCGGAAACTGAGGCTCTAAATATTCTTGTTGTTCCGCCGGCTACTATTTTAAATGCCTCTTCATCTGCTACAGTGACCAATGTCATTGACCCGGTCGAGTATGTTGTTCCGACGGTTGAGCCGGCGATTATATCTGATGTTGCAGGTGCATAGCTTCCTGCCATAATTCTAACTACTGTTAATGTATCTGCATACTTAAGATACTCTTGTGCAGAATAGTTAGTTAAATATTTATACGATTGTTCTGAAGCTCCTGACCCGGAAGTAAATTTTCCTCCAAATTTTTGGACAAATTCAGAATAACTCGATACTATTGTTGGAATTCCAGCCGGACCCCTTTGTGTTGGTCCTATGACTGCTGCTCCAATTGCTTGGACGCCGGCGGGTAAAAACGACTGATCTACTTCGTTTGTAAATACGCCAGGTGATACAATTTTTTCGGCCATGTTAATGTTCCTATTTTATTTTAATCAATTTCTTATAAATATTAGAACTACTAGCCAAACATTCTATTTTACCGGAATAAACTCGCCGCTCGAAAGGTCGACTTGTCCGGCTCCATATTTTTCGTTCAGAGTTCTAACTAGTTCTTGTTCTTTTGTCTGTAATTCAACGTAATCTTTTTGTAGTTTACCTTTTGCAATACTCAGTGATTCTGATCTCTGCGCGGTTAATAATATCTCTAATTCTACTTGTCCGAATTCTGAAATCTTTTGTGAATTTGCATCTCTTAATTCGGTAATCTGGTTGAGTTCTTCTTGTGTAAATTTAATTGGTTCTGCCATAACTTTTCCTTTTAATTTGTTTTATATAAATATATTATAATGCCTAAAACCCGCCCGGAGGGTCATCAGTTACATTAACATCAAATGATGTCGTTTCATTTCCAAAATTAACCTTTTTAACAGAAAATCTTTTTTGGAAGTTTGATTTTTGTAATTCATATGGCATTAATAATGATGCTTTACATGTTAATGGTATTGTCGCGCGGACTACTCTATCTTCGCCCGTAGCATTCGTTGTATCAAAAGTAAAATCGGACATGAAGACTGGGAACTTGAATGTTGTTCCATACGCGAATCCATTTGTAGGGATTATCTGTTCGACTAATGAATTCATTTGTTCTGTATATTCCGTCCATAATAATAATTCATAAGATACATCTATAAATTCCGGTACCGGTGATAAGTAATATTCTTTATTACGTTTAGAGGTATGTTGGGTTGTGAATCTACTATATCTATTTTCTACGCTATGCTTGTTCCGGAATATATAATCGTTGCCGGATGGGTTGATATTGACGCCTAGTCCTTTCAAAGTGTCTCGCTCTATAATAGAACCTCTTCGTATACTTAGTACTGGAGTCATAATCTTGCCTTTACGGTCTCTCATATATCCTTTGGCTTGGACCTGTGCCCATTTCTCACCGTTTGCGTACATTACCGGGACATCTATCATCTGGCCGTTCTCTATAACCTGTAATTTAAGTACGTCTCTTATATGTGATATGATTGCAAAATCGACGTCCTCTATAGTACACTTAGGAGTTTTTATTGTATCATTATCACGTCTAACTTCATTTGCTCGATTAGGAACCGCATCACGTGTAAATGATGAATTTGTTTTATTTAATCTCTTTTCTGCCATTATAAGTTCCTTGGTATATTATTTGGTCGATTAATTCCGGAACGAACTTCTTGTATATTCAGTCTATTTCTTCGAGTAACATGGCCGGTGACTGCAACTGCTATACTTAATCCAAACTCGCCTCTATCTCCTTCTACAAGCCCGATGTCAGTTGTTGGGTTAGTTCCTCTCCAATATTGTGACGAGCCTACAGTATCTATTTCGTAAAATTCATTATCCCATTCTAAAATATCGCCTTCTTCAATTATGATATTTTTGTCTTTCAGATCATCACGTAAGAAATTGAACTCGCCTAGCCGGGTAGAGTCATATCCCGAATCATCTCCTATATAAGATTTTGCTTCCTTTGAAGCTAAACAATTTATACGCATGGGGGAGTAATACATTTTCTTATCCGACTCATCATACATGTTAGCTATTGTCTCTTCTAGACTTAATTTGTAGTAAGCAACTTCAGTATCAATTAGGTTATTGATAAGTTCTCGATTAATCGATCTAATTAAACTTGCATCTCTTGCTGATCCAAATAATGCCATAATTACCCTATATAAATTTTAAGTGGTATCTTGTTCATCTGCTGTTGCAATGAATCTGATTCGGCTTGCTTTCTTTCTAGTTGTGCTTGTCTAGACATCGTATCAAGTATTTCTTTAAGTTCTGTTATAAGACCTTCTTTTTCGGTCTGGCCGGCAGATATTAGATCTGACCCATTTAATGTTACTTCTGCATTTGGTATCGGGATTCCGGAATATTTACCTCTTACATATCCTAACATCTCTTTACATAAGGCTAATGTATATCTTCGAATCCATTGTTTGCCAACTGCATTAATTAATGAATAAGTTATATTTTGGTATGGTATATTTGAAAAGTCAGATACTGTATCGATGTCGCCTTTTAAAGGGTTACTCCTATCTGCCTTTTTAATGTATTCAAAGTATACTTTCGTATAATTAGCACCATTAGGTATAGGAAAGAATTTAATCCTATTATTTACTAATTCAAATGTATATGCAGATTTTCTTATTTGATCATTAAATTCAATTGCCTGCAGCCGTAATAAGTCAGCATTCATAGGCATCATCATAAAAGATACTCCGGGAGAATAATTACCCCAGCCAAATCCTTCTAACATGTTTTGAGACCCTAATCCTGTTCCTACGAATGGGTCAAAGTATTTTACAATCGCCGGTGGGAAGTCATGAAAGATTCGTTTCACTTCAATTGAAGTTGTGCCCGGAGTGCCGGATTCCAATGTTACATATGATTCATCAGTCAGATCATAAATTTGTTGGTTCTTGGTCATTGAAATTGTGCCTGTATAATACGTCACATTTCCTCCCACTCCTGCCTCTACTCCGTATTCATCTGCTAATTCAATTAATCCACCTAAATTTGCGGACACTTTCTTTCCCGATAAGTTTGAGCCGGTTGCCGATCCATACAAATTTAACATATTATCACGTATATTATATGTATTTACTTGAGCACCATACTCTGTGACAGCTTCTTCAAAACAAGCATAAAAGTTTATATCTTGTAATTCAATATCAGTTAATGGATATCCCAATCTTTTGGCACACCAATCTGCTGTTGTATCGGCTGATGATGTGAAGTCGCCATCTGCATCATATAGACCAAACGGTGTCCCGGCGTTTGCTGCTAGACTTTCTGAAAATGATGCCGACCCAGGCCATATCGGAATGTTTTTTGCCATATTAGTTCCTTTTATATAAATATATCAGACCAGTACATCACACGCCGATGACTTTACCGATATTTGCAGTAGCTACTCCTAATACTTCACCTACGCTGGCTGCTGCGACACCCATAACATCATGTGTATATCCGGATGCATCTTCTGTATATTGGATATAAGGGTCATTGCCTGTGCCAGTCATTTCCGAGTAAATTATTCCAGATGAAAAGGTGCCTGTTGATCCGGGAGGGGTGTTTAGGTAGTCATTTGTATAATCCATAAGACAGACTATAACACTAGTTTGGGTTTGCATATCTGATTTTAAATCAGCTGTTGCGCCCATATTATTATACGCACTAACAGACCATCCGGTCGTTAAGAATGGGCCATTTGACGAATATGTTGTTGCGTTACCTGCCAGACTCGCACCTGCTGAAAATCCTGCAATATTATCATAATCAGCGCCGGCTAAAGCTGTTCCGCCGTCTCCTCCGAATGCATCGCTCTTCACGGCTATTACACTTCCATTATTTGAGCTGAATCCTTTCACCCATAGTTTGGCAGCAGATACGTTTCCAGATATGCCAGATGTATCAAAGTGCATGAAAGTTCTAGTGATTGAATAATTGGTGCCCCTTCCGGCTGCTACTGCATATACTGAAACACCATTTTCATTTTTATTCAAGGAGGAATCGGCCGTGCCTGATGTCCCATCACGGACTGAGACCCATGCAGTTGGCCCTTTAGAAATATGTCCGTCTAGATTAGCGTATAAATCTGCCATTATACTGTTACCTCCACCCAAGTATTATCTGGATTAAAATAGATTAAATCAGTTCCATATTGATATCCTACTATTCTTACTATATCTCCATTACTATCAGGAGCTGTAGCAAGCATTCTTCCATTTACGGCATCACTCATATATACCGGAGATCCTATGGCAGCGCCTGGATCAGTATATGGGTTAACGAATCCTCTTAGACACATCCCATGTGTTGTTGAGTTAGTTCCAACTGCTACTGCTATCGTTCCTGTAGCAGTGCCCACAGCATCAGCTTTAGCATATGACCATCCACCACTACTATTTAAATAGTATAGTCCGCCGGCTATGGTAGTAGTTCCGCC